ATAGTGAAGGCAGCAGTACAGGCTGATATGGCCGTTATGGGGTCTAGCATTAGTCTCTCTCCATTACCTCAAGCATCCTTTCAAGGGACTCTTTAATTCCCTTTATGTTCTCTTCTATCTTACCTAATTGTACGGCTTGGGTAACTGAGGATGTTTCAACAGCCTTAACATCAGCACTTATTCTAACTATAGATGACGAGTTAGCATCTACGTCTGCCCTCATCTGTGATATACTCCAAACTATCATTGCAGCTTGTAGTACTAAGGCAAACAATAGACTTGCCGATATGTTTTTACCCATTACGAAACAATCTTCTCCCCCCCTAGTCACAGGGGTAGGCTTTCCAGTCTAGCTGAAAATGAGGACCATCCGGGAACTTCTTCCAATCGCCACCCCAAACAATCTTTATGTCTAACTCCTCCGCTGCCTTCTTCATAGCATCACCAATAGGGTAGAACTCGTCCCACTCCCACGACACAGGGTAAGGTACAACATCTACTGCATGTCCTGTCAGGTGACGAGACTTAAGTGTAGTTGACTTGCCTGTCCTCTTAAGCATGCGCTGGCGTTCAATATTACGAACACCCTCTGTTATACTAAAGTCTTTTTCACTAATCTCTAATGCTCTTGTGACAACAGCAACCATATCGGGATGTACCCCAGACAAGTTCTGCTTACTTCGTAGTCCTAGTTTAAATCCCATTGGTTGCTCCTTAAGATGGTTTAGTGGGCCAAGTTATTGTGTTAGGAAATCCTGATTGTTGTGGTACATTTAACAGGTTAATTCTATACTGCGACCACTCTGCTTGCTTGTCAGACGTAAGTTCAGTCCAACGAAGAGGGTTAGACACCAGTGGGTCAACAACTCTAGTCAAAATACTGTCACGTTCAGAACGAACCTCTGCTGCTCTCTCTGCATCTAACTCCGCTTGCGTAGGAGCAACATAAGCCACAAAGTTTGTGCCAATTAAGGCCATGACCTGACCATTGTTGATGGTTGTGTCAGTGTCGGTAGGGTTTAATGTGTAAGGTATCCAGCCGTACTCTGGATGGTTAATTTCAACGTCCATGCGGCTGTTGTCTGACTGTAGTGATTGTGCGTTACGCACCTGTGTAATTGTAATGCTCATTTAAGAAATCCTCAGCCAAACTGCGCCCTGAAAGAAAGCGCTATTAATGTTATAGTTACCACCATTATAACTATTTAATTGACCCATAAGTCTCCATGTACCAGACGGTGCGTTACCCGACTTACCATACGCATTGTAATTCTCTCCGAGGGTACCAAAGTTACCGTATCTCAAATTTGACCCTGCTACAGAAGTCCCTGCACCAGAGTTGGTAGTGCCATTATACCAAAGGCTAGCATACGTTCCTACTGATCCTGCCGTTGTGCTGGTAGTTCCCAAAGCACTTATAGCAGACGCTACCTTAGCTGGTGACACAAGACTTTCTGTAGTGCTTGTACCAGCCTGCCACGTACCTCCCGATTGATCCCCAATAATACCAGTCTGACTTCCACTAGAGTTTACTACTTGTGTGTCATCAAAGATTCGAAATGCGTCAGCACTTTGGTCTAAATAACCTACACTAACCCAAGCATCATTAGCTTCAGCTCGCATTTTAAGAGTGTTGTTTGCTGTGTCGTACCAAAGCATATTAGCTAAGGTAGTGGCGGGTGCAGTTGAACCGCTGTTAACACTGCCGAGAGCCTTTAGTGCAAGGTTAAGGTCTGCCCTAGCTGATGATGCAGTCTGATTAGCAATATCTAGGTCGTGTTGGCTCATACTATTCGCCCTTTCTTAATATTCAACCGTTACACTAAGTGCAGACACGGCTGGCGTGAAGTTGGTGTTGGTGCTAGTAAGCACAGCTTTAAATCTAAAGGCACGGCCTGTGACAAATGCACCATTAGCGGGGGTGTAACTTCCCCATGTGGGTGATCCTGCTGGGTCATCATCCGTGGCAGAGACAAAGACTTGCACAGATACATCACCAAAATTTGCGTCCTCATCGGTCCAAGTGTCCCAATTGTTAGGCCAAGTGTCCCAGTTCTCGGGTATGTCGTCCCACAACAGAGTGCCATCATCGAAAGAGCGAGTGAATGTGCGAGAACCTGTGATCCTTGCGTTTCGTGAAGTGCTGGTGTCAATGTAGTTATTAAAGAAGTAGTCTCCCGCAGGTTCAGCGGCAGATGTGTTATCAATCTCAAGATTTCCTGACGACACAATAGTGTTAGTCTTACTGCCAGAGAATGCTGGGTTTTCTGTCTCTGTTAGAGTTACACCAAGTTGAGGTACTTCAGTTGCGAGGACTACAATAGATGTTGGGTTAACACTGAAGTTACCTTCTTTGTCGTAAGCCCTGATAAGAAAAGTCCCAGAACGTACAGGTACCGTTGCTGAGGTAGACGGACGACCAATCTTCTCAATGATAGTTGTAGAGTTAGACCAAGTTGCACCCGTTGTATTAGAGTTGTGCTTAACTTGATAGTGGCTTAAGTCAGGGTCAGGAATAGGAGGCCACGACAAGAAAATTGTACCACCAGAAAGTTCTTTTGTAAGGGCGGAAACGTCAGAGGGGTCTCCTATAAAGGCGTTAATTTCCACATCAAGCAGATACTCAAACTCTCCCTTGATGCCAAAAGTATTTATAGCCCTAGCCCGAAAGTCATAGTCAGCAACTTGTAAGTCTCGTACTTTAAACTCACCTAACGGCCCCTGACCAAAAGAAGAGTAAGTTGATTCAGTTAACAGCTTGTACTCCACTTCTACATAGTCAATACCCTCTGGGCGACTTGATGTAACTGTAGCTACAGCTATATTAGATACTTTTTGATTGCTAACTTGAGCCTCAGCCAACACAGCCAGTCCGACAAAGGGAACACTAAAAGGTGATAGTAGAGTTGTATTATCTCTTTCGTAAACGACACCATCATCAAATTCATCATATACAGATTCAGCAGTTTCCCGTAGGGTCATCTGTGTCTGCAGATCAAGTTCATCAGTAAGCCCAAAGTTCCAAGATAAAACCTCAAACTCTTTGTTAGTCCAACCAAAGCGAGAGTTAGTCAAACGGACGTTATCACCAACTTGAACTTGTAAAGTCTTTAGCCCAAAGGAAGCACTAACAGTAAGCTGCTGTCGGTTACGCTCCAGCGAAATTCTAGCTATACGACGAGCTTCAATAGAGTTGTCAGTGAACGGAAGGTCTACATCAGCTACAGACTCTTGACCGTTATCTGCAATAAGAAAGGCTGCACTGCCTACTTGGGGGTAGTCTGTTGTCTGCCAGTTACTTTCTTCACCTCGGAATGTTCCCTTAACTACGTTAAAATTATCTCTACGAGAGTGACGTGTAGATACACTGACACTAGAGCGAAGGTCGTCCTCATTAAGATCAAGTACAGGTGCAGTCCAGTAAGCTGGCTTCATACGCCATTGACCCTGAGCATACCACAAGCTGCCGTCCATAGATGTTAGGAGACTGTTAACTATGTCATAGGGAGTGGCAGATGTAGTGAAAGCACCATTACAAGTATAACGTGTTGTACCCGCAATTGTGTTAGTCTGATCACACACGTTAGCAGCAGAAATGACCAAAGCATCATCAATGTTAGCTGTGTTTTCAGCTATACCATAAGAGGCTGTTAGGTAGTCCCTCAAACATAAAGCTGGGTTGTCTGACCACGCTGTCGTTGATGTACGAGGATCATAGACCTTCTTACCACTAATAGTAGCTGTGATCTCAGGGACACCATTAGGGAACACATCACCATCAAAGGCAAATCGTATGTACATATAAGCAATACCACGGAGCCTGTGTTGAGTAGTCCAATGGGCAGACTCATCTACAAGGTCGGGATCAGCAGGTTGATCTGGTGAACCGAACTGTAACCTGATGCGAAGTTTACCGTCATACTTGCTTGGGGAAGTAACATTTCCGTCATCATCTAATGTCACAACCTCATCGTTAACATAAATCTCATCAAAGGATTGTATCTCATGCCCAGCGACAGCAATGATTCTGTGTAGGTATTTGTTGTTTGTACCTGTAGCTTCATCGTATATACGAGCGCCAGCAACACGCATTTTACCGTAGATGATCTGATGGTCTAGTGCTGTGCCAATAGCTGTAGTTTGATAACCACGGTTAGACCCACCTATAGAAGGCTTAGGTGTGAGTGCCCTCAGTGCCGCACCAAGGGCAAAGTTAACAGCAAATGCAGTCAAAAATGATACGGTAAGGCCCACAGTAGCCCAAGTAGCGGCAGTGGATGCTAGTGCTAGTAGTGCTGATATAGCCATGTTAATCCCCTATAAACTTAGAATATACACGTTCAATAGGCTTGAACTTCAGCCGTTCCAGAACCTTATCGAAAGGTTTATGTGTCTTTGTGTTAATTAGGAGTACAGATACGCCATCTTCTTTAAGGCACTTCTCAGCAAACTTGATTAAGCGGATACCAGCGAAACCCTTGCGGTAATCTTTGTGCAGGTAAATTATGTCGTTACTAGCAAACACATGATCTTTGTAGTGGATGTTAGTACCTAAGATAACTACAAAGTACCCTACAAGGTTATCATCTTCTCTGGCTGTAAATATCTTAAGTTTATCCTGTGTTTCTAAATTATAGTATGCACCCCAGTCGGGGTTTAACTTAATCTTATCTTGGTTTAATGCTATTTCTTTCCAGTGGAGTTCTATCAAGGGTTCTGATTCGGATTGCACTTGGCTTAGAAACTCTTGTTGATACTTAATCATTACTTTCTGCCCGACCCCAAGATATTTTCTTGTCTTGTAAGTCTTCAATAAAGTCTAACCCAAGATCACCGGGGTAAACTGACTTTTGATAACTAGAGGTAAACCGAGCTACCCTAGCTCTTTCAAGGTCAATCAGTCGGTTCTCAACCATAAGTTCAATAGTAGCTGCATCACCACCATCAGAGATATTCATCTGATCCATGTAACCAGTGAAAAGTTGGTTAAACCCTGTTTTAGTAGACTCTATAAGTATTTTAGAGCCGTCTTGTAGGAGAATAAAAGAACCACTCTCTTGTAGGATAGCACCAGTAGAAAATGTACCAAAGTAGATGTTACACACACGACCCTGATAAGGCTCACTGAGGGCCAAGGATAGTAACTCTGAAGGAACCCCACTCAAAGTAATGGTAGCCCCCTTAACAGCCATTTCAGCAGTCTCTTCGATAGATGAAATATCAAGGAGATTACCCGTGCCAATCCACTGAGTACCATCTTGAAGAACAAGGGTGCCTTGACCTGTCCACATACGAATTGTATTAGCTCCATCGAACTGAAGCTCAACAGCAAAGAAGGGGTAGACTACATCACTTTCAATGCTCTCTATCGTTACTGTAGATAGGTCTCTGGACATGTTATGCGTTCTCCAATGCGGTAATTCGTGCCAATGCCTCTTGCAGTGCAGCCACAAGCAATGGGACCATCTTGCTCTGGTCAATGCCCTGCATATCAGGGACTGAACGAGTACCCATTACAGCGGCTGTAGTCTCCCGCCATTGCTGACCATCTTCTAGTGTCTCTGGTTGCTCTGCATCTGCACTGTGAATAACCTCGTCTACTGCATCTGTAGCTGGTGTATAGATGTCACCTGTTGCTGCTAATACCTGATACTCCTCGTCACGCATTGCGTCTTTGGTGCCTGTGACAGCCTCTGGGACAACTGCCTGTGCTTCATGTGCCAAGAAACCATCGACACGAGTACCGTCTGATAGCCACTCGAAGTTCACTGGTTTCAGTGCTTGAACACGGGCAGATGCGCCTGTCATCGGCTGTACGTCAGTCTTTAAGCGGTAGTCTGAGGATGTAACATATCCAGTAGCCGAAGTCGAAATTGTAATTTTACCCACAACGCCACCCTCTGAGCGAAAGTGAATTGCGTTATGAGTCCCTGAAGATGCCGTGTTGTTTATCTCCATAGCAACGCCAGAACTCATATCTCGTTCCATTTCAATGCACGAGCCACTGGTTACAGCAGATGTTTTGCGGATAAGTAATCTTCCTGACGAGTCGAGCCTCATACGTTCTGCGCTACCCGCATAAAAACGCAGGGCATCACCAGTAGCACCCACTCTTACCGCATTATTGCTTGAAGATGTATTATCTTGAAAAGACAACCAAGCATCAGCATCGGTGCTTTCAATAAGGGCAATAATATTATCTGCTGTCTGTATGTGGAGCTTTCTGTCTGGCGAATCCGTGCCAATCCCAACATTACCGTTGTTGGCGATGCGCATACGTTCTGTAATTGTACCCGCTGCTGGCGATGTTTTAAACACCATTGCACAATTATCGTTGTAAGAAGAGGTCGAGTTTTCTATTGAAACACCGAGCGTATCAGATTCACCAATGTGGAGTCTCCCCGACACTCTGGTTCCACTTGCTGCACCGTCTTTAAGCTGGATAGTTGGTGTAGAGCTTTCGCTTACGACTAAGGCTTGGGTTGGCGAATCCGTGCCAATCCCAACATTACCGCCGTTAAAGTAGCTGTCACCGTGTGTGCTGATTAGCACCGCATCAGTACCATCGTTTTTCTCTAGCAATAAATCTGCGTCACCTGAGGTGTTTTGGGCAAACCTAAAAGTACGATTGCCGTTATCGTTGCGGAACTCGGCAGTGTTTGTTGTCACATCGTTTGCATTTTGAACAGTCAGCCCATCAGCCGTCACTGTGCCGCCGACATCAAGAGCGCCTGTCATAGTACCACCAGCTTTAGGTAAGGCTGCATTGGCAGTAGTCGTTGTGCTGGTCAGTATGGCATCTCGTGCGGCAATATCTACACCGTCTACAGTGCCAGATACCACAAGATTAGGAACCGTTAAGTCACCCGACATGGTATCGCCAGTGATCCTTACGAACCCTGAGCCACTATCAAAGGCAGTCTTTAGTTCAGCAAGAGTAATTGATTTTGTCTCATCCACTGAAATATCTACAACAACAAACTCATCAGCGTCAACAAGGTTAGCGCCAGTGATGTTGGTTAGTTGGGTAATTTTCTTATCGGCCATTAGTGTATATCCTTATTATATCACAGCTTCTACAGCTTCAAATGAAATTCCGTAGGAAGAGGCATTGTTGATAGACCAAGAGGTTACATTTTCTGCTAACCTAAAGACCCCTTTAGGGGAACTTAACACTGCTGTAGAACTTGTGTATGCAACTCTAAGGGAAGGCCATACCTGTATTGTACCATCACCTGTTTGGTCTAATAACACTTGATAGAGTCTAGCTGCACCAGCGGAGCCTAGCTGAATGTAATCACCAGCCTTAAGGGTGCCTGTCATAACTACAGTGGCAGAGTCATTGCCGACTGTACCCGTTACGACACAAGAGCTAACGTCACCCCTTGGTGTAGCATAGTCAGGATCACCTAATAGGAATGTACCCTGTGGACCTTTAAGACCTACTAGCATAGCCTTCCACTCAGCAGCTAGGTCACGTCTTGTTGATGGGATAGTAACTGAGGCTTCCCACCTTTGACCACCATGTACTACAATCTGTTGTTTATACGTGAAGGGAGACT